AGGGACATTAAAGGTAAAATCGTTCTTGTCCCAATCAAAGACAGGGACAGCCCTAACAACACGCTCTACGGAATAAACAACACTCATAGCATCTTCTGCGTATGCTTCAAAATAATAGGTTTTGAGATAGTCAAGCCCACTCATAGAAAGGCTTAATTTATATGTGTTATTTGTAATTGTTGGCGTTCCTTGCGTCCAATTACCAAACTCGCTATCTTCACTTCTAAAACGGTAATACAAATTTATATGATTATTTGCTCTACCAAAAGATCCATTAAAATAGTTGCCTGTGATATCAATTTTATAATTGCCGTCTGTGTCCATTGGGTAATCAGACAGATTACAAGTTAGACGGATATAGTTAATCATCGGCTTAACCGTTGTTGTGGTAGTTGTAAAACCTCTGCTATCTGTTGCCGTGAAGGTGAATGTATTGTTTTCTACATCTTCAATAATTCCATTGTCTGTAAGAACCTTGCTACCATTAACAACTTTTTTACTTGTAATGGTTGCTTCCTTCTTCGGGGTTATTGTCATATTTACAGAAGCATTAGAGATATACCGAACTAGTATATTTTCGTCCCCTGTAAATAGCGTAGCCATACTATTAGTATCTTTAATAACTGCCGTAATAGTTGGATTGCCATTTACTATTGTTAGCGTCTTTTCAATATGTGTATATACAACTTCGCTTCCTGCTATACTTTTAAGATAAAATCTTACGGTTCTACTCTTGCCTGTTGTGCCTTGGCGTAAAATCTTTCTTTCTGCTTCTGTAAGATTGAATGTATATGTTCCGCTAGTCTTGCTAACATCCCTATACGGAATATCTATATCACCATCAAATGAAATACACGCTTGGAGACTATCCAGCCCGCTTCCTGCTGGGTTTTCATATGTAATCTTCGGGTTTCCTTCGTCTGTGAAGTTTTCCGCAGAAGTGATATATGCTTTTCTGTGTATTTGATCTAGCGTTATAGTTCCGCTGATACTAGTGCTATCAAGAGAAGTATTGTTAATATAGCCAGTTGCGGAAATGGTAGTAGATTTTGTGCCATCAGAGTTATGATAAACCTTTGTCTTTACTCTTGACGCTTCTTCCCAATGCGTTTCAGTGATCCAAATTTCATTAACTGTTGAAGTCTTTTCGCCGTTAATGGTGATACTTCCCCTTAAATTGCCGTGGGTTGTGTATCCTGTATTTGTGCGGATATAATACAAAACTGCTGTGATTTCACTATAATTACCGCTTACGGATTGTGTAGCCGTCCATTCAATTTTACAATCAATCCATTGATTATTAGTTGTTCCTGTTATAGTTCCACTTAATGCCATAATTAACCCCCTATCCAAAAACAGCCAGTTCTATTATCGCCGTAATCCTCAAAACGGCTATTCTTGCCGATAATCAAATAAGTGGTTGCGTGAAGATTGACGGCATTTACGCCGATGTTATTAGCAGTTAAAACGGCTTCTTCATTCTTTGAAACTATCATTCCATCTTCTGTTATTTGGGTTGCCATTTCGCTTCCTGTCTTAGATACGGTTAATCCTTCATCGTTAAATACATAACCTGTTGTAGTTTCAATCTTATTAACGCCGTTTTCTATCTGTTTAGATACTTCTAAACTAATATCTTCGGCGGTAATGCTGGCAGAAACCTTGCTATTGATTTGGGCTATATCGTTATATAATGCCGTGATATTGTCGCTGGTTTGCGTCTCCATCTTTTGAACGGTTGCGGTAAGGCTTTCAGTATTCAAGAGCAAGGATGTAATATTATCGGCATTGCTTGCGGTTTCGCTTGCTACAATGGCTATTTCTTTGTTTGCCTTATCTACTCTTGCGAATGTCTTATTAATTACATCCCCTAGCCCTGTTGGATTGCTGGCTGTTTCTGCTTCATCGTCTGTATAATGCCATTGCGTCTGTTGGGACAATGTGCCGTCATAACTAATTACATCATCTAGAACAAATGAAATAACGGTTTTGTTATCCTTCGTTTCTAGTGCTATCTTGTCTCCAACTTCAAGAAGATAATTACCCCGCCAAGAGCAAACAAATTGATTGATTGACATACCACCAACCGCAGTTAATGCGTTATCAACTAGACTAGCCCTATCTTCCCGCATATCCCAAAACGGATTATCGCGGATATACTGCGTTGTTCCTGTGATATCTAGGCTTGCGGTTAAGTTGTCCCCTAGTTCAGTAGCAGAACAAATAGACGCTAGACGGCGGTTAGCCCCGCTTTCTAGCGTAAAATATTTATCCTTGCTAATGGTATATACGGCAGATCCGTCCTTGTCTAATCTCTTGAATGTTAAACGCTCTTGGTTATCAATATAATAGACTGTCTGCGTTGCTTCTGCCATAGCATCAAGAACAAACCTTAAATCCTCTGTTCCGTCTAGGTTTGCTTGTCCCTCAAAAGCAAGGCTAAACGCATCACCAGCACCAACAAATGAAACCGTTAGCCCTAGATAGCCAGCAATAGAAACCGCAATATCATTTAATGTGAATGTCTCGCTTAATTCGGTAAGTTCTTCGTATGTGTGTGCGGAAGCCCTATAAAGGGCATCGTATGCGGTTATAGATAGTTCGTTTGTATTCTCGTCTCTATGGACTTCACTAACATAGAACAAAGGAAAAGGATTTACCGCATCTTCAAAAACGATTTTGATATAATGCCCTGTTGTTATGTTTAATTCTCTGTTGGGATCTAGTAAGTGAATGTTTGCCTTGTGGCAAACGCCAATGCCAAAGAACTTCCCTTCCTCGCTCACACGCTCTATTGAGAACGATTTTAATTTATCGGTATGGGGAAATACCTTAATTGGTTTAATATTTCCCTTCTCATAGACTTCTATTGTTGCCCTTATCCGTCTAACTGGTGAATGAAGCATAGATAAAACATTATCGTTAGTAATCATAGCCCACCGCCTTACAACTCATAGAAGGTTAGAGCAAAAGCCTTAAAGAAAGTCTTATCTGCTCTGATGGTATAATAATCTACTTCATCCGCTGGAATGATACAATTAACATTCGTTTCTAATGTTCCTGTTTTCGGGTTCTTAAAAGAAAGAGAAACATTAAAAGCATCAATAGCGTTTTGTATTGTCATCATATCGGCTTCATTCAACGCAATAACCCCCACTTCAATAGTCCGCTTACTATTCACATAATCAACAACATTATCCCCATTTGCGTTTGTCTGTGTGTTATATACTGCTGTTTTATTGATCTTCAATGAAGAAACAAAAGGGGAAAAATCAGTTTCCCCAATTTTAAAATAAGTCATTGACTTCTCCCCCTTATGCTAATACTAATGGAATGCTTCCACGCTGTTTTGTAAGGCTGTTAATGCTATCACAACTTACTTGGGCTAGTGTTTTACCATCTACCTTCAATACAATAGGCTGATTACCGCCCATCCTATCATTAAGCATACCAGCCAATTTATCTAACCATTCTAGATTGTTTTCTAATGGCACAATGGCTTCCGCTCCTGCTTCACCCATTCCGAAGAAGGTAGGATTATCAAATACGCCACCCTTCGCATACCATTCTATTTTGACTTTTGGTAGCGATCCTTTGCCCATAAATCCCCAAGGGGCTTCACCACCGCTAACATTGAAATGCGGTAATTTAGGCTTTGGCAAACTCCAATCAAATGTAAATATGCCTTTGATTTTATCTATAATGGTTGTAATCTTCTCTTTTAGATTTTCAAAATTTTGAATTGCCTTATCTTTCAAGTTCTTGAACCAGTTGATTAAGTCCTTAACCCATTGAATAGCCGTTTGGATAGCCTTAACAATAGCGTTGAATGCTGGTTCAACTTTTGGCAAAATCCAATCCGCGAATTTCTCTATATAAGGGCTTGCCTTTTCCGCAATAATCAACGCAATCTCTGTAAATTTAGTGATGATAGGCGTTAAGGTTTTTCCCAACTTACCAAGGGTTTCATTCAGTTTTGCTTGTGCTTCCTTCTGTTTAATGGCTTCTTTGTTGTTTTCTTCATACTTCTTACTAGCATTATCATATACGCCATTAAGAGTATTTCTAATAAGGCTTTCTCTTTCTGCTTCTGAATTACAAGCGTCAATTTTTGCTTGAAATTCTTCTTCACTAATACCAGCCCAATTAAGAGCGTCTGCTAATGCCCCTGTTAATTGTCCTGTTTTTGCGGTTTCGTTGCTGGCTTCGGTTAAACTTTCAATTGGCAAACTATCGCCGAAGGTAGCATAAACGCCCTGACAAATGTTAGTCCATTCACTAAGGCTTGCTTGATCCGTTGTAAGTTGTGCTAGATGTGCTGACGCTTCAACCGCCGTATCATCCTCACCTAATACTCTATACAAATCATTATAGACTTGCTTCGCGGTATCAGCACTTGCCCCCGCACTTTCAAACGCTGATTTCAATTTTGCTTGGTTCTCATTGTATTCTGCCGTAGAAGCAACCAAGCCAACAACAGCACCAGCAACGGCAGTAATACCGCCCGCTATGCCTTTAATGGCTGTTCCTGCTACGCTTGCCCCTTTGCTTAATGCGTCCTTGGCTTTCCCCATTGCTTCTTTGGTTTTCTCGCCGAAGGATTGAACCTGTCTTTTTCCTTCTTCTAGGTTTTGTTTTAGTTTATCTATTTCGGCTGAAATAATAATTTTTAATTGCTCGTTCATTTTTTCGCCCACCTTTTATTGTAAGCCTGTGCGAATTGCTTAAATCTTAAAACTGATAGATTGTCTTTATGTTCCTGCTGTCTGCTGGCTATTTCATCAGCATTAAATATATTTGGGTATGCTTCTTCCAATGTCGGCAATTTAGCAGAAGCAGAGTATAGGCGTGAGATACTACGCCCTATGAGATCCGCTAGAATATAATCAAAACTGGCTTTCTCTTGCTCTTGTCTTTTCTCTACTCGTTTTCTACTGTCTATTGCCCTTTCTACTTCGGCAAATGTCATCTGCCAGAAATCCTTCTCTGCTATGCCGTAATCTAATGCGATATCCAGCCATTTAAAAACAATCGTTGAAAATAATTGCGGTTCTGCCGTATCAACAGAACCGCTTACAAGTTTTTTGGTTCGTCCTTAATAAGTCCGCTAACCTTATAGATTTCTAGAATAACAGGAATAAAGTCTGTCATTGCGTGTTCTTCTAAATATCTATCAAAGATGTTATAAGCATCATCTAACTTAATACCGTGGTGATACTGTGTTAGGGAAGCGTGAAGAACATTTACCATAATAGTAATTGTTGGGATCGTGTCCCCATCGCCAAAGATGGCAAGAGGATTACAACCAATCCGTTTTTCTAGTGCTACTACATCCCTAGTATTTAAGCGAAGTTTATAGGTTTCGTTTCCTGCTTCAAACTCTAAATAATTCATATTTCATTCTCCCTTATAAAAAAGTAGGGGAGAAAGGGAGTTTAACTCCCCTACTCCCAAAATTAAGCCCAAACCATTTCAGTATTAGGTTTAATGTTTAAGGTGTAAGTTAATACGGCATTAACGCCCACGCCATCAAGAGCAACGGAACAAGAACCACCAAAAGAACAAGTAGATCCATCAGGAAGTTTTACCTTCCATTGTCCGTTATCAGTTCCGTTTAATTCGGCAAATTGTTCTGTTTCATATAAAAACTTAAATGCTAAATTATCACCATAATTAAGAATGCCGTCAGTATAAGTATGGGCTACATCTGCTAATGTGGTAGTCTCAATACTTTCTGCGGTTCCACCTAATTCGGGGATCTCTTGTAGGTTGGTTAATGCTTTTTCACCTAAATATAATTCAATTCCCTTAGAAATAACTGCCATTTAATACCTCTCCTCTGCTAATGCTTCATAAGTCATTATCTTCTGTATCATTGTGCTATTATTATCGTATAATTCCCCGCTACTAATCCTCTTATATCCAAGAGGACGCAAAACGGCATCAATAGCAAGGGAATAACTTTGTAGTTCTTCTATTCTGTTTCCCCAAACCTTAACTGTATAAGTAATACGGCTATACTCTAATGTATCTCCGCTTTCTTCTGTGTAATTGTTGGTTTCCTGATAACTTATACAGGGAGTTTCTAGCCCCCTGTATAAATGTAGTTCGTAATGTGTCGGCAGAATAGTAGACAGGGCTTCTCTTAATTCCTTATGATTATCTATCATTTATTTAAGCCCCCCTTTAATATTCTTACAATTTCCGCTCTATTATCATTCAGAGCAGGACGCATAAACGGCATTGGGTGTTGTCCGCTGGTAGTATGCCATTCGCCCTTTTCATCTTGATAACGCCAAGGAACGTCTTTTCTACCGCCCTCTTCCGCAAATAAGCCAGTTCCATACTCTACATATGGGGCATATTCAAGAGCAGAAAATATAATGCCCTCTGTTCCTTCTACTTTGCTTTTGATACTTCTACGCAATTCGCCGTTGCCTTTTGGGGCATTCATAATTGCCGATCGTTCTACAACCGCACACGCTTTTTTTAATGCCTGTTCCAATCCTTCTACATTGCCTAGATCCTCAATAGCATTTAATACTTCTTCCATACCTTCAAAAACAATAGCCATATTAGATCCTCGCTAGAAATACTTGTTTATATCTGCCTTGTGGATTGACATACAACACTTTTAGACGCTCTTTATCTTTCTCTATAATATATGTGCTGTTTATACCGTCATCAGTTGTTAAGCCAATATAGGCACAATCTTCATAGTTAATATTGTCTTGTATGGATTGAGAAGTAATGTAAATAGCCATTTTTACAGAACCTTTGATATCTTCACTAATTAAGGGTTGTCCGTAATCATCAGTAGTTGCGTATGTGCGGAAGTTATAATTTCTCATATTGGCAGAAATCATAATACCTTTACCTTCCTTTTGCGGTTTAAGATTGCCATAACATCTGCTGGGTATCCATCAATGAATGTTTCACTTACTCCACTATATGATTGTGCGGTAAGTCCTTCGGTATTTGTGCGAAGAAGTTTAATAACGGCGATCTTCATAGCACAGTATTCTAATTCTGCGTCAATGGATCTGCGACAATATGCTTCCACTTCTGCCTTAGCCATATCAAAAGCAAGTGTAATCTGTTCGTCTGTGTAATTGCTGGCGTTTTCGCCAAGTAAAATCTTAATGTTTTTCAATGTCTATCCCCCTTAAAAAGAAGGGGATAGAAAAAAGCCTATCCCCTGTTTAATCAGTAATTAGGCAGTCTTGGTAATTTTACAGATTTTAGTAGCATCAACTAACGCACAAATGTATGAAGTGCGGAGATATACAGAGTTCTTACGCTTGTCTGCGTCGCGTTGCTGTTCGGTTTCTACATCCTTCTTCATAAACAACTTAACCGCTTCGTTAGTCATTACATAGGCTTCGTTAGTAAGAGCCTTGGTAGCAATAACAGGAATACCGCAGATAGTGCCTACCTGTCCTGTATAAATTACTTCACCCTGTCTAGCACTCTTATAATCTTCATCCTTGCGGAGATCTGCTTTCCAAGTGTTAGGAATAACAACATATACGCCCTGTTCGCTTTCAAGGTTCAATTTTGCGATACCATCAACAATAGCATCATAACCAAATGCGGTAGCAGAGTGAGTAAGGGTTGCTTTCTTAATCTCTACTAACCAATCATTAGTCATCTTATTAGTCATAACTTGGGTAGAGCCTTTAAGCATATAATCAACAATAAGATTGTCTTTCATATAATCTTCATCAAAATAATCAAATGCCTGTTGAACCATCTTAACGGTATAGTCCTTACCTTCATAGGAAATAGAACCGCGATGGGTATTTCCTTCTCCAACGCCTACTTCTTCTGCTTCGCCGTCATAAGTATAGACATTGATAGTCTTAGTCATACCAGCGTTAGCAGTAAGGCTAGTATCAATAGTCATAAGAGTGCGAGTGTTTAAATTAGTAAGAAGCAAATCTTCTGCCTTTGCTTCTAAAACCTTGTTTTCATATACAGTATTAGCCATAAATTAAATTCCCCCAATAAAATAAGCAGGTTAGCCCATATGTTTGGCTAACTCTGCTAAACTCATATTTTTAATGTTTAGTGCTGGTGAAGAAGTGCCGTTTCCCTTTGGGGCATTTCCTACCAACCGTTTCTCTACTTCTGCCTTTACAGAAGCCTTGAAAATTCTATCTAATGCTTCAATGTTTGCTTGTGCTTCTTCTACATTTTCACCGATTGCCATAATATCTGCTAAATCAGGTGATAAGCCCCTAGCCGTTAATGCTGTTCGCATTTCGCTTTTATTGCGTTCGGCTTGGAGTTCTGCTAACTGCTGGCGAAGTTCGTTCAATTCGTCATCGTGTAAGGCTTTTGCTCTTTGTTCCTCGTCAAGAGTAGCAAGTGATAACTGTTTCTCATACTTCTTTTTCTGTGTAGCAAGAGCCTGTGAAACTCGCTTATCACTTTCTGATTGTAGAAGGGCATTTACTTCTTCTTGTGTATAGGTTTTAACTTCTTCGTTATTAACACTAGTGTTTGTATTATCCATTATTTATCCCCCATTAGTTGCGGAATTACCGCCCCTATATATTTTGGTTGTTCTTTAATGACTGCCCCCAAAAGTCAATCAATAACAGGCACAACACAACAACGGCATCTAGGATGGAAGGGTATTGGCATCTTCTCATTGATGTTATGCCGTTCCCCTTCGTGCTTGCTACATATAGGACAAGTGCGTTCGTCCTCATCTACGAACACTTCTACTTGCTCTAATCCGTAATCCTTATAGCGTTGCTGGCTTGCCTGTGTTTGAATGTGTGCCATTTCGGTTCTTACTAACATATCAGCCTTGTTATAACTAACATTAAACTTTTCTTGTAATAATGTTTTTAACTGGCTTGTTTTCTTACCCGAAGCAACACATTCTATTAAACTATTATTCAATGTGTCTTGTAATTGCGTGATATTCTGCCATATGCGTTGGCTCCAAGTCTTACCATCAGCACACCATATGCTATTAATCATTTGCTGGACTGCTTGTGTATCTAATGTGCTATATGTGTCTCTACCATCAAGAGCAAATGAATAATACACATCAAAAAAATTAGTTTCAAATGCTTTTGACAATGCCTTGGCTTGTCTATCCCCAAGCCTTGTTAATTCATCTCGCATCTGTGATTGTAGTTTCCAATACTTATCTAGTTTGTATAGATCCGCTGGCGTTGGTTCTTTACCTAACTCCATTGTTCGTAATAACTTGTCGTATGTGGCTTCAAAATCATCAATTACTTTCGCCATTGATGTTCTATAATATTTTCTTAACTGTTTTTCAGTTGCCTTAATGCCCCTGTCTGTGATTATGGTTTGGGCTTTTGCTACTCTTTCAGCCCAATAATTATTCTTCTTCGGCATCTTCCGTATCACCACCGAAACCATATAACGCCATATTGGCTTCATTCTGCTTCTTTACTGCGTCTAGTTCGGCATTTACATCTTCAACAAATGGCAATAAGCCAAGCAATGTAGCATCTGAAACAGTTCCCTTTAATGCGTTAATTGTGGCAATAGTTGCGGTTAAATCTTCGGGAATATTACGCTTGAAATCAATTTGAATATCTCTAAACACTTCTTCACCCATACGGAGAGAAGCCATACCGCATATAATTTCAATCCTGCGTTGTAATGCCTTTTTCATACTGGCTTCAATTTTACCCGCTCTTGTTTCCATACCTGTTAGGCGGTATCTAATGGCGATCCCGCTAGAAACCCCGCCGACAAAACTTTCACTACTGAAATCGGGACATTGTGCGATACGGTATATTGCTTCGTGGATCCGCTTTAAGATGTTCTCAATCTGTGTATCATTGGCGTTCTTTGTAAGCCAATCAGCCGTAGCCCCATCAGGAAGAAGCAATACCCTATTTTCCTTCATTGCGGTTATATCGTCCGTTTCCGCATCTACTCCAACTAGGGTTAAGTAAGCATCACAAAACGCCGTGAAGTCATCAATTTCAGCACTAACTAACTCGTTATAGGCATCTTGTAGCCCTAGCACACAATCAAAAATGCTTTTTTCGTCCGCAAGAGTGAAGATATTAGCAGGGCATTGGTTGAAGTAATGCGGTTCTTCATCAATGAAGGTTAATAAGCCATTGAAGCCATTCATTGTATAATGCTTCACAGAAGAAGCCCCATAAACATCTACCTTGTGTAAATCTGTGTTGTCCCATTCATCAGCCCTATAAAAACGAACAAAATACATCAAATCTCCTGTCAAACTATCGTCATATACGCCGAAGCAGGAAGCAGGATTGATTAACTTAAATCGTGTT